TGAATGCTAAGATGAATAAGATTTTGAAAACTGAGGAGGTTGATTATGTTATTGCTTCAGATACTGATTCCATCTATCTTAATTTGGGTCCTCTGGTTGAACGTGTATACGAGGGCAGAGAGAAAACTAATGAGGGCGTTGTTGGGTTCCTTAACAAGGTGTGTGAAACTGAATTTGAGCCTTTTATTGAAGGTTCTTACCAAGAATTGGCCGACTACGTAGGTGCTTATGATCAGAAGATGTTCATGAAACGAGAGAACATCGCTGAACGTGGTATATGGACTGCTAAGAAGAGATATATTTTAAATGTATGGGATAGTGAGGGTGTTCGTTATGATGAACCTAAACTCAAGATGATGGGTATTGAGGCAGTTAAATCCTCTACACCTGCACCTTGTAGGGCAATGATTAAGGATGCACTTAAGTTGATTATGAATGATACTGAGGAGAATGTTCAGAAGTTTATTGAAGATTCTAGATCTAAGTTTAGAAAACTTCCACCAGAAGATATTGCCTTTCCTAGAACAGCAAATAATCTACAAAAATACAAAGCATACTCTACAATATATGCAAAGGGAACTCCTATACATATACGGGGTGCATTGCTTTTCAATCACTATGTAAAGCAAAAGAAATTAGATAATAAATATTCTGCTATCGGAAATGGTGAAAAGGTAAAATTTCTTTATTTAAAGAAACCAAACATCATTCAGGAAAATGTTATATCATTTATTCAAGACTTTCCTCACGAACTCGGTCTTGATATGTACATTGATTATGATCTTCAATTTGATAAGAGTTTCGTGGAACCACTTAGAACTATTCTAAACGCCATAGAATGGAGTGTGGAAAAAACTGCTACTTTGGAGTCCTTTTTTAACTAATGGAATTACCTATTAATCACAAAGATTTAAAAACTATAGTGAATGCACTATCTCTTGGTGGTGATACACGTTTATACTTCTTACTTAAGAATATAATAGATGATAGGAATTTAAAACTAGAGAATACTGAGTTAGAATTTTCTAATGATCCTAATAGTGTTCAGGTATTTTCAGAATCTGATGAGTATCAATGTAAACATGCAGAGTGTGATATTTAATGCAAGGGAAAAATGATGAGTGGTTTACTGTCATTCCCAAAAATATTCCTATTGTTAAATGTCATTTGGGAGATACTGCTGTTGAATATCTTTGGAAACGAATAGAGGAAGCAAAGGTAAAAAAGAAAAGTGCTAGTGAGTATCTTGCTGGAAATATAAAAGAAAGTCTTTATTTGGAAGATGAAAATGATTATTTTTTTAAAAAACATTTAAAGTTTTATTGTCAAAAATATATTTCGGATAATCCTGATGCAGTATCGTTTAGAAATTCATTCAGTAATGTAAAAGCATATAAATTAATAATGCAAGAGTTTTGGGTTAATTTCTCAGAGCAAACTGAATTTAATCCATTACATAGTCATGGTGGAGCGTTATCTTTTGTTGTTTGGATGAAGATACCAACTAGATTTCAAGAGCAACACGATCTTCCAATTTCTAAAAATACAACTCTTCCATCTTCTTCAGATTTTATGTTTACTTATACTGATATTCTTGGGACTATACGACCAATGACTTGGACTATGAGTCCAGAAGTAGAAGGTATGTTAGTATTATTCCCTTCAATTTTAGCTCATCAAGTATATCCTTTTTATAATTGTACTGAAGAAAGGATTTCAATATCAGGAAATATATATTTTGATATTGATATATTGCGTGATAAATCTGGTGTTGTAAGAAGAGAATCTAATGATAGGGGTGTTCCACTTCACGATAATGTGCTATAATAATTTTATTGAGGATATGTAATGGATTTTTTAAAAGAAGTAGTAAAGGAAATTGGAGACGAATACACCCAAGTCGCATCAGACATTGAAGAAAACGAACGATTCATCGACACAGGTTCATACATCTTTAATGGATTGGTGTCGGGTTCCATTTTTGGTGGTGTATCTAGCAGCCGCATTACTGCCATCGCTGGTGAAAGCAGTACTGGGAAAACTTATTTCTCCCTCGCAGTTGTCAAGAACTTTTTGGATAACAATCCTGACGGTTACTGTTTGTATTTCGATACTGAGGCTGCTGTTAATAAAGGATTACTTGAGTCTCGTGGGGTTGATTTAAGTAGATTAGTTGTAGTAAATGTAGTAACAATTGAAGAGTTTAGGAGTAAGGCACTTCGTGCTGTAGATATATACTTGAAAACATCTGAAGAAGAACGCAAACCTTGTATGTTTGTTTTAGATTCTTTAGGTATGCTTTCCACAGAAAAAGAAATAAATGATGCTTTAGCAGATAAGCAAGTTAGAGATATGACTAAATCTCAACTTGTTAAAGGTGCTTTCAGAATGCTAACTCTGAAGTTGGGTCAAGCAAACATTCCACTAATAGTAACAAACCACACTTACGATGTTATCGGTTCTTATGTCCCAACTAAAGAAATGGGAGGAGGCTCTGGCCTCAAGTATGCCGCAAGTACGATTATCTATCTTAGCAAAAAAAAGGAAAAGGATCAGAAAGAGGTTATTGGAAACATTATTAAAGCTAAGACACATAAATCAAGACTCTCCAAAGAAAACAAAGAAGTAAATATACGTTTGTATTATGATGCAAGGGGATTAGATCGGTATTACGGTCTTCTTGAGTTAGGAGAACTTGGAGGAATGTGGAAGAATGTTGCTGGACGTTATGAGATGAATGGTAAGAAGATCTATGCTAAAGAGATTCTAAAGAATCCTACAGAATACTTTACAGATGATATAATGGAGAAGTTGGACAACATTGCAAAAGAACATTTTAGTTATGGATGATTTTATTCTAAAAAAGGATAATCTATTAACTAAAGATGAATGTGATAAAATTATAAAATGGACTCATGATAATCATACTTTTAAAGAGGGTGGTGGTAATTGTGGGTATAAATCTTGCGAATTAATGGATTATGGTGGATCTTTTCGGGATTCTCTTTCTCCCCGTGCTTTACATCCACTCAAAAATGTAATCTTAACTCTATTAAAATCTTATGAGGAAAAATATCCTGAATGTACTAGAACATGTCATTGGGAATTGGAACACATTAGATTTCAATGGTGGGAACCAGGAAACTTTTTTAATGGTTTTCATTCTGAGCATATGAAATCGGAACCTTATAGAGTTTTAGTATTTTTGATTTATCTTAGTGATAATGATTGCTCAACTTTATTTACAAGATATGAAGATGTTGAAAATAAGGCAGGTCGTGCTATACTATTTCCAGCATACTTTACACACGAACATTCAGGATCACCTTGCAAAAAGGGATTAGATAAGTATGCACTTACAGGTTATTTTTCTTTTACATAATGGAACGAATTGAAACAACTATTCTCCGCAATCTAGTTTTTAGTGAAGAGTATTCTCGTAAAGTTATTCCATTTATACAACCTGATTATTTTGAAGATAGATCTGAAAAAGTTATTTTTCAGGAAATAACACATTTTATTGTTAAGTATAATTCTTCTATAACATTAGAAGCATTGAATATTGAGATTGAAAATAGAACAGATCTTAATGAGAGTGAAATAAAAGAAACAAGGGATATAATAAATTCTTTAACAGATATTCCTGCTGATAGTAAATGGTTAGAGGATACTACAGAAAAGTGGTGTAGAGATCGTGCTATCTATCTTGCATTGATGGAATCAATACATATTGCAGATGGTAATGATGAGAAAAAGAATCGTGATGCTATTCCATCTATATTATCTGATGCTTTAGCAGTTTCTTTTGATAATCATATTGGACACGATTATCTTCAGGATTATGAAGAAAGATACCACTCATATCACAGGAAAGAAAGTCGAATTCAATTCGACCTTGAATACTTTAACAAGATTACGAAAGGAGGTCTCCCAAATAAGACACTCAATATCGCTCTTGCAGGTACTGGTGTTGGTAAATCTCTTTTTATGTGTCATCTTGCTTCTTCTGTACTTTTAGAGGGTAAGAATGTTTTATACATTACTCTTGAAATGGCAGAAGAAAAGATTGCTGAAAGAATAGATGCTAATCTCTTAAATGTTAATATTCAGGATATAACCGATCTACCTAAACCAATGTTTGAGAGTAAGGTTAGTAATATTGCTAAAAAAACTCAAGGAACGTTAATTATAAAAGAGTATCCTACTGCATCTGCCCATTCAGGACATTTTAAATCATTGCTACAGGAGTTGGCATTGAAAAAATCATTTAAACCTGATATAATATTCATAGATTACTTAAACATTTGTGCTAGTTCACGATATCGCCAAAACGCCTCTGTCAATTCCTACTCGTTCATCAAAGCGATTGCGGAAGAACTTAGGGGGTTGGCTGTCGAAAGTAATTTACCAATTGTTAGTGCTACTCAAACTACTCGTTCTGGTTTTGCTTCTAGCGATGTTGACCTTACTGACACGTCAGAGTCTTTCGGACTCCCTGCTACTGCTGACCTTATGTTCGCTCTCATATCTACTGAGGAGTTGGAAGCGTTAAATCAAATAATGGTAAAACAACTAAAGAATCGTTATAATGATCCTACTTTGTTTAAGAGATTTGTAGTTGGTATTGATCGTGCCAAAATGAGATTATATGATGTTGAACAAAAAGCACAGGAAGATATTCTTGATACTGGAAAAGAAGAGGAGTATACTCCTATTGAAGAAACTAAAAATAAAATGAAATCTTTTAAAGATTTTAAATTTAAAGAATAATTATGGAAAAAGTTAGTTTTTGGGAAGAGCAGAAAAAAGAAATATCTAACTGTCTTTATAATTTACCAATAGATACTTTTAGAAATTGGGCACCTATATGTGGCATACCACTATTCGAGATGTGGCATTGGATAGGATATATGGAAGGTGCACAGAAAACTTATGATAGAATAAAAGAAGATGAAGTATTAGTTAATAAGTGGGTTAGATCTATGTCTCCAAAAACTTGGGGATTTACTCATGAACAATATATTAATACATTAAGTAAGATTAAATTTCCACTTTCATTTCAATTAGATACTACAACTTATAATCTTAAATCTAATCATCATATTGAAACATATTATCAATTAACATCAAAGAATATTTTAGATTATGATAGAATTGTAGAATTTGGTGGTGGTGTAGGAGATTTGTCTAAATTAGTTTTTGATTTAGGATATGAGGGTGATTATTGTATTTACGATTTTGAAGAAATATTAGAGGTACAAAAAATAAATTTTGTACCCTATAAGAAAAAACCACAATTTACATCTAATATACCAAAATATTCTAAAAACACTTTGTTTATATCTACTTGGGCATTTTCTGAAGCACCATTAGATTTAAGAGATAAATTTTTAAATTCATTACAACCTGAAGATTGGTTAATAATAACTCAGAGAAATATTTTTGGTATTGATAATGATGAATATTTTAATTCTTGGGATGGGCAGAGAAGTGAAATTCCTTGGATAGCTTGGGATAATGGTAGTTATTATATTGCCAAATAATATTGACAAAAAATAAATTTATTTGTATAATATAGGAAAGAAAAAAATTAATGACCAAACAAGTAGATACTCAAAAGTATACTGAGTTTGTAGACGCAGTAACATCTAAAGAATCAAATGATTATATTGCATTTAACTCTAGGTGTTTTGAGATACAGAAA